TCCCCAGAAGGATCCCCGACATGACTGTCCTGACCCAACCGCCCAGCCTGGGCGATATCCTCAAATATGAGCTGAACCCCAATTATACCCGCGAGACCGTCACCCTGCTGGTAGGGACTGCCTATCCCGTGGGTGCTGTGCTGGGGCGCATCACCGCGAGTGGTAAATACAAGCTGGCGACCTCGGGCGGCACAGATGGCGCGCAGACAGCGGCCGCCATGCTGCTGTACTCAGTTGATGCCTCTGGCGCAGATGGTACCGGCATTGTTATCGCGCGCGGCCCCGCCATCGTCTCCAAAGCCGCCCTCGCCTTTGACACCACCGTCGATGATGCCGCCAAAACCACCACCAAGCATGGCCAGCTCGCAGCGCTGGGCATCATTCCGCGCGATAGCGCCTGATCAACCCGCCCGCCTTTCCTCGCCCTCATTCCCCTGGAGTTTTCCATGACTATCACCCGTAACCCGTTTGACACGGGCGGCTATTCGCTCGCCGAGATGACGCAGGCAATCAATATCCTGCCCAACCTCTATACCCGCCTGGGCCAGATCGGCCTCTTTCGCTTTGAAGGCGTCACACAGCGCTCGATTGTCATCGAGCAGCGCGAAGGTGTGTTGAGCCTCCTGCCATCCGTCCCGCTGGGCGCGCCCGCCACCGTCGGCAACCGTGAGGCGCGCTCGATGCGCTCCTTTGCCCTGCCGTGGATCCCACATGACGACGTGATCCTGCCCGCTGACGTTCAGGGCATGCCAGCGCTCGGCCTCTCGGACGCAGCCGATCCGCTGGTCGAGGTGATGAACCGCAAACTCACGCTGATGCGCCGCAAACATGCCCAGACCCGGGAATATATGGAGATGAACGCCCTGCGCGGTATCGTGAAGGACGGCGCTGGCACCACGCTTTACGACTACTTTTCTGAGTTCGGCCTTGAGAAGATCTCGATCGACTTTGTTTTTGGCACTGCTGGCACAAACGTCCAGGGCAAAGTCCGCAACGTGCTGCGCGCGATGGAAGACAATCTTCTGGGCGAGACCATGACTACCGCACATGCTCTGGTGAGCTCGGAATTCTTCGACAAGCTGATCAGTCACCCCAAGACCGAAGAGGCCTACAAGTTCTTCTCCGCCACCGGCGGTCAACCGCTGCGCGAGGACATGCGCCGCGCGTTTCCTTTCGCGGGCGTTCTGTTTGAAGAATATAACGGCTCAGTCACCCTCTCGAACGGCACGTCTGAGCGGCTGATACCCACAGGCGAAGGCATCGCGTTCCCTTTGGGCACCTTTGATACCTTCACCACCTATGGTGGGCCTGCCAACCTTCTGGAGACCGCCAACACCATCGGCCTGCCGCTCTATGCCCGCCAAATGATAGACACCAAGGGGCGCTGGATCGATCTGATGACCGAAAGCTCGATCCTGCCGGTCAACAAGCGCCCACGCATGGCGATCCGGCTGCACAGCGGCAACTGAGGCACCGCATGACCTCCGCATTCGCTATCGCAATCGACGGGATCTTCCGCGATCCGCACATCGCCCGGGACGCGGTCTATATCGCCCAAGGCGGCACTCAGATCCTCATCCGTGTGGTCACACGCCGCGCGGATGAGATCACCGAGTTTGGCGCGGCACGACTGTGGTCAGACAGCACGCGCATTGACCTGCGCGTTGCCGAAGTCCCAAACCCGCGACCGGGCGACCGCATTGAGATCGACGCGGAGGCCTTCCTTATTCAGGGCGAGCCTGTGCGCGATCGCGAGCGGCTTGTCTGGACCATAGATTTGAGACCTGCATGAAACTCAACATTACCATCTCCCCTAACCTAGCCGCGATTATGGCAGCCGAAATCAAGGCTGGAGAAAAGGCGGTCACAGCGGCGATGCGCGCGGCGGGGACACAGCTGAAATCCGACTGGCGCGGGCAAATTACGCAAGCGGGGCTGGGTCGGCGGCTGGGCAATTCCATCCGAAACCAGACCTATCCGAATGCTGGTGAGAGCCTCGATGCCGCAGCACTTGTGTGGTCCAAAGCGCCCGTGATCATCGGCGCACATGACACCGGGCCCCTGATCCGCTCAAAGAACAGCTTTTGGTTGGCGATCCCGACAGAAGCTGCAGGCAAGGGCGCGCGCGGTGGCCGGATCACCCCCGGCGAATGGGAACGACGCCGCGGGCTCAGGCTCCGGTTTGTCTATCGCAGGCGGGGACCGAGCCTGCTCGTGGCCGAGGGGCGCCTGAACAATCGCGGACTTGGCGTCGCCTCAAGATCAAAAACCGGGCGCGGAAAGGCAACAGTGCCAATCTTCCTGTTGGTGCGGCAGGTAAAACTGCGCAAGCGGCTTGATCTGGCGCGGGATGCCAAGGCTGCACAAGAGAGGATACCCGGAGCAATTGTGGCGAATTGGGTAGAAGGAAGGATCGGATGACTCCCCGAGAAACCATCCTCACCGCCCTGGCGGACCTGTTGCGCACGGTACCGCACGTGCCGGTGTTGCGCGGCGAAGTCCTGCCAGAGCGCATCCCACCTGCGGGCCTGCTGATCATGCGCGATGGCGATCCTGGCGATCCTGCGGTGACGCTGTCGCCCCTGACCTATCATTATCAGCATCGCAGCGAGCTTGAAGTCATCGTTCAGGGCGCGGACCGCGACACCGGTTTCGCTGCACTTTGCGGACAGATCGGTGCGGTGATTGCGGCCGACCGCACGCTCGGCGGTCTTTGCGACTGGATCGAGGCGGAGGCGCCACAACCGGTGGATCTGCCCGTCGAGGGTGCGGCCAGCCTCAAGGCCGCAATTATCCCGATCGTTCTGCATTACTCAACGTCAGACCCTCTGGCCTGACCCGGTAGCCTGACCCACCCCACAGTTTGAGGAGAACACAATGGCACGAGCTCAAGGGGCGCGGGCGCAGATGGCGCTCGCGTTCGAATCCGTCTACGGCACTTCGCCCGCGACCGGTTACGTCAAGATACCCTTCGCCAGCGCCACGCTTGGCGCAGAGCAACCGCTGCTCGACTCGGAACTTCTGGGCTACGGGCGGGATCCGCTTGCGCCGATCAAAGATGCACTGACCGCTGATGGCAACGTGGTGGTTCCAATCGATGCGCGCGCGTTCGGCTTTTGGCTGAAGGCGACGTTCGGAGATCCAATCACCACAGGCGCTGAGGCGCCGTACAGCCACGAATTCCGCTCGGGCAACTGGACGCTGCCAAGCCTCTCGATCGAGATCGCCATGCCGGAGATCCCGCGCTTTGCGATCTATGCGGGCTGCGTGGCCGATCAGCTGTCGTGGCAGATGACGCGCTCGGGGCTTCTGACGGCCTCGGTGTCCATGGTCGCTCAGGGCGAGACCTTGGGAACCACCACAGGTGTTGGCACGCCAGCAGAGATTGCGCCGCAGCGCTTTGGCCATTTCAACGGCGCCATCAAGCGCGAGGGGGTGGCACTGGGCAACGTGGTCTCCACCCAGATCACCTATGCCAACAACCTCGACCGCATCGAGACGATCCGCGCCGACGGCATGATCGACGGCGCGGATCCCTCACTGGCCGCCCTTTCGGGCAGCATGGAGGTCCGCTTTGCCGATAACACGCTGATGGATCAGGCGATCGACGGTGCCGATTGCGAGCTGAAGTTTTCGTACCTGCTGCCCAGCGGCGAGAGCCTCACCGTCACAGCGCATTCGGTCTATCTGCCGCGTCCGCGCGTGGAGATCGGCGGGCCGCAAGGCGTGCAGGCCACCTTCGATTGGCAAGCCGCAAAGGACGCCACCTTGGGCCGGATGTGCACCATCACCCTGGTTAACGATATGGAGGCGTACTGATCATGCTTAAACTTGATCTGTCAAAAAAGCCGCGCTGGCTTGAGCTGTCGCCCGGCGTGCGGGTGCAGCTGCTGCCGCTCACCACGGCGCTGATGGTGTCCACCCGTGGCGATATCACGGTCGAGACCCTGCCCGAGGAGGCCAACAACGAGGACCGCGCGCTGGTCTTTGCCAAGGCGCTGGGGCGGCGGGCGGTGACTGCCTGGGAGGGTGTGGGCGACGCTGACGGCGAGGTGCTGGACCTCACGCCCGAGGGAGTTGACGCTCTGCTCGACATCTATCCGATCTTTGAAGCGTTCCAGACAGGCTATGTCGCCAAGGCCCTGGTGTTGGAACAGGAAAAAAACGTCTCCGCGCCCTTGCCGACTGGCACTTCAGCGGGGGCGATCGGTACTGCGAGGCTTGCGAAGCCCTCGAGGCTTGCGAAGCCCTCGAGGCCTGCAAAGTCCCATGCCCGGACTGCCCGGCAAAAGTAAATCGCCCCCAGACTTTTGAAGGTGTGCAGATCTGGGACCTGGTCGGGCGGTTGGGCGGCCAGCTGCGCGCCACAAAGCAAATCATCCTCGGCTGGGACATGGGTGCGGCCCTCGCCATGGCGCGCGCCCTTGGCATTAACGGCCTCGTGGCGATGGAACTGCTGCCCGAGATCGAGGCGGTGATGGTCAAAAAAGTAAACGAACGGATTGGAGAGCAGGATGTCCGATAAGCGCGTCTTTGTGCGTCTCGCCGCCGTGGGCGGACGCCAGGTCAAGGCCGAGCTGAACGGTATCGGAGATGCCGGTGCCCGTGGCCTCGGTCGTCTCTCGCGCGAGGTCGATATTGCAAACGCACGCCTCGCGGCCTTCACCCGCCGGGCCAAGATCGCAGCAGCGGCCGCTGGTGCGGCAGTGGTCCTTGCGGGCGCAGCCATGATCCGCTCGGGTCTGCAA